CAATAATAACAATAATCAAAAAAATGAAGAAAAAATGGATTACAAAACTATTGCCCTGAAATTAGGGTTGCTGGAAACAGCCGGAGAAAACGAGATTCTTTCTTCTATTGACCTGCTTCTTGGTTATAAAACGGCCAATCAGCAGTTACAACAGGAAAAAGAACAGTTGCAGTTATCCGCTATTACACAAACGGTCAAAGAAGCCACCGCTAAACATCTTATTCTAGCGGAAAAAGAGACGCATTTTATTGAATTAGGGAAAAAGGTAGGTATTGATAGCCTGAAACTTACTTTTGAATCCATGACACCCATTCAAAAGCCGCTGAATCTGATTAATACCACCGGCGGGGGCAGTTCTATGTCATTGGACTGGAAAAAGTTGTCAGATGTTCCGGCTGACAAGATGGAAGAACTAAGAAATAGCGACAAACCCACCTATATGAAGCTATATAAGGCTGAATATGGCGTTGATTGTCCCAAATACTAATAATAATCAAATAACAAATGAAAACAGGATTAAATCTATTTTCCCGCTTGCTGATTAATGCAATGCTGGGTCTTATTCTTGCCGTTACAGTGGGTGTTCCCGCTTCTGTCGGCGCGGCCACTGTGGTAGGTGTGTCCGTATTATCGGGGAACTTTATGCCGGTCGGTTCTGCCTATGCCGGTGTATTTACAGAGATTTGGACGGGCGAACTGGTAAAAAAACTACGTGCAGGTATTACGGCTACTTGGCTGGATGGTATTCCCGATTATTCTGATAAGGCCGAGAACGATATTATCCATTTGATTGACGTAGGCGGCGACCCTGATGTATTAATTAACAACACTACTTATCCTATTCCTATTCAAGATTTGGATGACAAAGATATTGCGATTAGCTTGGATAAATACCAGACGTTGGCAACCCGTGTGAAAGATGATGAATTGTACGCATGTTCATACGATAAGATTGAAAGTCATAAAGAACGCCACGGGGATTCGATTCTTGTAAACAAGTTCAAAAAGGCTATCCATGCGCTTGCACCACAAAAGCATACATTGCTGACACCGGTAATACTGACAACTGGTGAAAACGATAATGGCCGCCGTAGAATTACAATAAAGGATATTATTGCCCTGAAGGATAAATTTGATAAAATGGAAGTTCCGACCGATGGCCGCCGGCTGGTATTGTGTACCGATCATGTGAATGATCTGTTGCTGGTAGATCAGAAATTCAAAGACCAGTATTACAACTACACTTCAGGCAAGATTGCAAACTTATACGGCTTTGAAGTATATGAATACGTTAGTTGTCCTTTCTTCACTACAAACGGGGCAAAGAAGAAGTTCGGTGAAGCTGCTACGGAAGGAACTTATCAGGCTTCTGTTGCTTTCTACACAAAACGCATGTTTAAGGCATCCGGTTCTACTAAGATGTACTATTCAGAAGCAGCGACCAGTCCTCAAACACAAGAGAACTTAGTCAACTTCCGCCATTATTACATTGTACTGCCTAAAAAGCAGGAAGCAATAGGCGCGATAGTCAGCGCATCTTATGTGCCTGAAATCTCCGCAACACCGGAAGAAATTACATTCCCGGCTGGTGGTGGTACAAAACAGATCGCGGTCAGTGCATCTTCTGATTATGCCTATACAGAACCGGAAGGCTTTAAGATCATAAAGCAGGGTAAAATTCTACTGATTACAGCGTTGGATAACTCTACCGGTGAAGCAGCTAAAGAAGGCATTATCACGCTCACTCTTGCCGAGGATGTAACAAAGACAGCCACTATCACATTAAGCCAGCCTGTCGCCCCTGTTGCACCTGCAAAAGCAAAAGCAGCACCCAAAGCCCAATCAAGGGTGGATGATCTGCCACGTATCAACGAAACAGACGGTAATTAATAAAATGGCAAAGTTACAGTATTTAGTTATCCACTGCACCGCCACGCCTGAAGGTCGTGAGGTCACAGCCGCTGACATAAAGGCGTGGCACACGAACCCGACTTCCAGAGGTGGGCGTGGCTGGAAGCAGGTAGGATATACAGATTTGTTCCACTTGGATGGAACGGTTGAAAGGTTGGTACAGAACAATGAAGATGCCAATGTTGACCCGTGGGAGATTACAAACGGGGCTACCGGTTACAATGGAATCAGCAGGCATATAGTTTATGCCGGTGGTGTAGGTCGGGACGGCAAAACGCCAAAAGACACCCGGACACCCGGACAAATGAAAGCACTGGAAGAATACGTAAAAGACTTCCATAACCGTTTTCCTTCAGTGAAGATTATAGGACACAATCAGATCGCGGCAAAGGCTTGTCCCAGTTTTGATGTACAAAAGTGGTTGAAATCAATAGGTATAAATAAATAAAATGAACACTCTTGAAATTCTCCGGCTTGTTGCAGAAATTCTCCTTGCTGTTGTGGCGGCTGGGGGCTTCAAGAACTGGACTGATACAAAGAAATACCGTCAGGAAGTAGAAAAATTACGTGCCGAGGTTGAATCAGCAAAAACAAATACCCGGAGTAATGAACTTGAAAACGTGAAAAAGGCAATGGCTATCCTGATGGAAGAAGTTGTAGAACCTTTAAAAAAAGAAATCAATGCAATTAGAAAAGAAATGGCACGGCTTCGTAGAGCCGTTGAAAAGGTTAGTGTTTGTCCCCATTCTGCTGATTGTCCTGTGCGTCGCGAGTTGCAAAGCTCCGAAGCCTATCAGTCCCGGGCTTCTCCCTAAACCGATAGAGATACCGAAACTTATACCGGTACAAATTCCACCGGATTCGGCTTGGTTGCGGGCTTATTTGGCATGTGACAGTAATAATCATGTAATCATGCAGGCTTATGAGGAACAAAAAGGGAAAGGCATTAGTAGTTCGTTAAAGTTGGATAATGGGAAATTGGATTTTCATGTTGTGTTCTTACATGACACACTCTATATACCCGGTAAAGATTCACTGATCTACGTGCCTGTTGAAGTTCCGGGCCCTGAAACAAACGTTCTTTCATGGTGGCAACAATTATGGATAAAATTAGGGAAGTCACTTTCTTCCGGTATTGCCTTGTACCTGCTTGTCCGTTTGCTTATAAAGAGGTTTAAATAAGATTTAAACGCATTTAAAATGAAAAATAAAGATACAGAACTACAAGAGAAACCGGTAGTAACAGAACCGGAGTTTTTGAAGCAATACCGGGCATGTTATCCGGGTGTTAAGAAATTCCATGTAACCGGTGATAACTTGGTCTTTCTTGACAAAGACTATCAAAATGCCATATCCCACCAAACTAAGGTAGGAAAAGGCGAATTAAAAACCTATTAAAATTAAAAACATGAGTTTACCAAATGTAAAAGTAGTAATTGGCAACGGTAATATGGGGATTGTTTCTTCTTCCGATGATGGTGTTGCCGGGCTGATTCTCACAGGTACAGCCGTTTCCGAGAAACTGGAACTCAATAAAGTATATGTATTGGGGGCGGTTTCCGATCTGAAAAAATTAGGCATTGAGCCGGAAACAAATCCGCTTGCCTATAAGGATGTCAAAGCCTTCTATGAAATATCGGGAGATGGTGCGGAGTTACACCTGCTTGTTGTCAGTGAAGCAACTACACTCACACAGATTTGTGCTTCCGACGCTGATTCACCACTTAAAAAACTGATTAATTCAGCGGCTGGTCGTATTCGTTTAGTGGGTGTAAACAGGAATACACCGAAAGAATACAGTCCCACCGTAGACAGGTGTCTGGATGCAGATGTAATAACTGCTATCACGTCAGCGCATAGAGTTGCAGAAAGTTTTAATGATAACGTTTCTCCTTTCCGTCTATTACTTCCGGCTCTAGGTTGGACGGGCGAAACAAGTGAAATGTTTCAGCCCCGCGAAGGAAGTTACAACCGTGTATGTGTTGTTATGTCCTCTGATGGAAAGTTTGGTGAAAGTTCGTCCTATTCCGCCGCTATCGGTCAGGTACTCGGACGGGCTGCAAAAATAGCAGTTAATCAAAACATCGGCCGTGTACGTGATGGTGCTATTGCTGCAAAAGGTTATCTGACAGACGGGAAAACACCGGAGGAACATTTCAGCGCGTGGAATATACTTGATGAAGCAGGATATATCTTTTACCGTACATTCATAGGTAAAAACGGTTATTATCTGAACGGTGATGCTACTGCTACGGCTACTTCTGACGATTACTGTTTTCTCGCCAACGGACGTGTCATCGACAAGGCATCAATAATTGCCAATCAAACTTATGTTGATGAAATACTTGAAACTATCGAGGTAATGGCCGATAGTGGTGAAATCCCTACACCTTTATGCAAATCTTACGAAGCAAGTATTGTTAGGGCTGTCACAACACAAATGGCAGGTGAAATCAGTTCTTTTTCCGCCTATATCAATCCGGCGCAGAATATTCTTTCAAACGGACAAATGGACGTTCAATGTGATATTGTCCCGAAAGGTGTATTGAGAAACATAAATGTAAGTCTATCACTTAAAAATCCGACTGTATAATGGGATTACTAAATTTTAATTCAAATGAATACGCATGGGTAGACCTAACGGTCGTCATGCTTGGCCGTGAGGTAACAGGTTTACGGGGTATCGAATACAAGGTGAAGCATCAGAAAGAAGCGTTGTATGCAGCAGGAAAGAAAGCCCGTGGCATTCAAAAAGGCAAAAAAGAGTACGAAGGTACGATCACACTTCTGCAAAGTGAAATAATCGCTTTAGATCGTGCAGCACAAGAAAAGGGATATGAAGATATTACAGACATTGACTTTGATGTTATTGTCTCATATATGCCGGATAATGGTGTTATTACTACTGATAAAGTAGTCAATGTATCCATTTCAGAAATACCTAGAAATCTGAAAGAAGGTGATTTGCAAATGGAAGTAGCCCTTCCGTTTATTGCGTTGAATGTGGAATCTAATTTATTATAAAACAGGGTTATGAACACAAGGGATGTACCGGAATATTGTGAATTACGTGCAAACCAATTAGATAAAATGAATATGGAAACAAAAGTAGAAAAAACAATCGAACAGAAAATTACTGAATGGAAAGCAAAACACGGAGATGTGTTTCAGGTTGAAGTTGATGGCCGTGTTGCCTACCTGAAAAGACCCGATAGAAAAGTGCTTGGAGCAGCAGCCGTTACGGGTAAAAGTGACCCGATGAAATACAACGAAGTAATTTTGAATAACTGCTGGCTGGAAGGAGACGAAGAAATCAGAACTAATGACGCCATGTTCTTGGGCGTTTCCGCACAACTGGCCGAAATTATTGAAATCAAGGAGGCGACACTAAAAAAGCTCTAGCAGGGACGAATATAGCGGATAAGAAAGGCTGGCTGTCAATGGCTGATACTCTTATCCGCGCAGTCCTGCACATGAATCCCGATGAACTGACCGATGAAGAATGGGCGCATCAAACGTTTATGGCGGAATGGGCTTTATCAGTTATTCAGGAAGGCAGAATAAGATAATATCAACTATTATCATCAAAAGGGCAAAGTAAACTATATAACGGTAACGGTACATCTTTCCGCCTTTCTTCAGATACATCGGAAGTGATGTAACAGCACCATAAGGCAGAAGCACCGGAAGCGATAAAATGAGTAATCCCCACCGGATGATCGTTGGAATATTCTTTAGTGCCTGAATACCCCAATAACTAAAGAATGCAACTATATAAATAATAAAGATAATTCCTAACATGGCCAATACACTTGAATATATATTTAGTCTACAAGATAAAGTTTCTGCTAAGATAGGCAATATTACCGTAACTTCCGAAAAGATGTTAGGTAAATTTGCTGATTTAGAGAAGAAAACCGTATCTGTAAACAGGACATTCAATGAAACCGGGCGCACGTTGGGTTCTTTACGTGAAAAAATTGCACTCCTTCAGGCTGAACGGGAATGGATACCGGCAGAAAATATCGAAGGCATCCGGGCATATAACCGGGAAATGAAGAAACTGACAAAGGAGATAACCAAATTAGAATCTTTAAACGGCGGTAAATTCAAAAAGTGGAGTAAGGAAGCATTTGCCGCAATACCGGGTAGTAACCTTATAAGCAACCCGCTTGTAGCCGGTGTTGCAGCATTGGGATTTTCAGGAAAGTCAGCAATGAATTTTGATGAAGGCATGGCACAGGTGAATATCACCGCGCAACTGGATGAAACGGGGCTTGATGATCTGAAAACTAAACTCAAAAAGATTGCGAAGGATAATAAAACGGATGTACTTGTTGCGCCTGTCGGATTTGAAAAAATCAACTCCCAACTCAACGACGTGGATTTATCTTTGTCGATTCTTGATGCTTCCCTTAAAGGAAGTAAAGGCGGGTTTACAGAACTTGATACTGTGTCCGGTGCACTAGCCCAAACACTTTCTATTGTTGGTAAAGAAAACGCCAGTGCACAAGAAGTTTTAGATACATTCTTTGCCGCCAAGCGTGTAGGTGCTGGCGAATTTGCTGACTTTGCACGTTATATGCCCAATTTGATCGCCGGTGCTTCAAATCTTGGAATCGGTTACAAAGAAGTTGCCGGTACATTTGCTTATATGACCGGAAAGGGGCAAAGTGCGGAACGCGCGGCTGTTCTCATGGAAAATGCTTTTTCCGTACTTGGACGTGCTGATGTGCGGGGCAAAATGGAAAAGGCCGGTATCAGTGTTTTCGATGACACCGGAAAGATTCGTTCTGTCGTTGATATATTCGGAGACTTGCAAGGTATATTGTCACAACTTAACGACGAACAAAAATCCTCATTACTTGAAAAATTCGGGATTGTCGATAAGGAAGCAAAGAACGCATTTGCCGTTCTTTCCTCTGACGTTGATAAACTGAAAGGGTCAATGAATGATGTTGCTAATTCTAGTGGGGAAACGGATAAGGCTTTGCAATATTCTAAAAACTCAATGCAAAAGGCAACGGAAGTATGGGAATCATTCAAGAATGTGGGTCTTGAAGTTGGTACATTTATTCTTCCCCTTATTAATGCAGGACTTGATGTAGCCAGTACGGTATTAAGTGGATTGGGGTATGCTGTCAATCTTATCAACGGTCTGTTTTCTTGGTGGTGGGAACAGCTAGCAACCGGAAATCCCCTTATTTGGGGGATAACCGGAGCAGCAAGCGCACTATCAGCCGCCCTTCTTGTAAATTGTGTACGAATGAATGCCGTTCTGCTTGCAACTAAGGCCAAATTAATTTGGGACGGCTTGCAAACCGGTGCTACATGGTTACTAACCACCGCACAATGGGCGTTAAATGCTGCTTTCTATGCTTCGCCTTTAGGTTGGATTGCATTAGCTATCGGAGCAGTAACGGCAGCCGTAGTGTACTGCTGGAATCATTTTGAGGGCTTCCGCAAATTTATAATGAGTATGTGGGAGACTATTAAAGAGTTTGGGCGTGTATTGCTTGATGCCATTGTTTCACCATTTAAACAGATTCTAAAAGGACTTGGCGGAGTTGGTTCAGCATTGGTTTCCCTTGTTAAAGGAGATTTCAAAGAAGCGGCCACCGCTGCCAAAGAAGGGTTTAAGGACATCGGGGAAGGCATGTTAAATGCTAGCCCGGTCATGGTCGGCGCAAATGTTGTCAAAAATGGGAACTGGTCTGAAGCATGGGAAAAGGGACAGCAGGAAGGTGCAAAAAGCTGGCAGGCGTCCCAAAATAAAAAGGATGAAAAGAACAACGGTATAGACAGTCTTATCCCGTCAGCCATTCAGCCGGAAACACCGGCTGTCAATTATGACGACCTGATGAAGAAACTAGCTAAAACAAAAAAAGCTGGCTCCAAAGGGAAGAAGGTTATAAACCTGAATGAAACGTCAAAAACGGCACAGGATTATAAAGAGACTTCCGATTATACAGCCGTTACAAAGAAACTTGAACCGGTGAAAGTCCACCTGTCACCCGTATCCCAAACGATGGCAAAGGCGGACACTGCCGGTAAAGTCATAGACGGGCGATCACGCTTTGCAAAAGCGGATGATTCACGACAACAGTATGAACCGGAAAATGAAAATTATCTGGCTGATATAATGCGCAATGTTCGCAAGATCGCAGCCGTGGCTGCCATTCCTTTGGCGGTAAATATTGCTGCACCAGCACAACCGGCACAAGCGAATGACAAACCAGCCTTTACGCAGTTAATGCAACCGGATATAACGGCAGATATTCCCGCGCCGGTTATGACCGTTAATGTACCACCGGTACAGGATAAGATGCAACCTGTGAACAAACAGAAAACACCAGCTTTGACACAGCCTGTTCCGCCGATCATAGCAACAGATATTCCCGCACCGGTTTTGACCGTCAATGTACCACCGGTACGGGATAAGATGCAACCGGTAAACAAACAGGAAACACCGGCTTTGA